GCCCCCCACAGCTTTCACGGAAGGGACCTGAGGAAAAGGACTTCTTCAGGTTAGGAATCAGACCATAGCTAGTTAATAGCTCGGTAACTTCCTTAAAGGATTCAGTGGGGATAACAATGTCATCACCATAAGCCGAATACACTTCGTATTCCTTATAGCCATCTCTCACCGTTCCACAACACACACTCAGGATCGCGCCAAAGATAGCCGTCTGAAGTGGAAAGGTGTAGCCATTACCTGTTGACATAAACTGAGCTAATGGGACTCGATGTCCATATATCTCCGTTGATTCACAGCGTAAGTCATCCAATAGGTTGAACCAATCTTCTGGCAGGATTTGTGATAATACAGTGCGCGTCAGCGTTACTGAAGCACTCTTCAAGTCAAGAGTAGCATAATGACCAGTGATGGATCCCTCATGAGCTAGTTTCCGATTACGGAACTGATCAGTCGTATCCATACAGCGGTCAACTACTTGTTCTCCTCTCAGTGTATATCTTCCCCTAACGCCTTTCAATCGACGTTCAATTTCTCACCCACAGTTAGCTGGAGATTTGCATTCCAAGTCGGCTGCATCGCAGCAGGCCGATTCTCAGTTGCATTCTTAGCTACTGTGAAGTATACATCCGATTCCAAGTAAGCCCATGGGGCATCACCCGTAATTGGGTTCCCATAAGCTCGCCAAAGAACTGGGTTACTTTTAAGGGCAATCAGGCCATATTTTTTGGCACGACGACTAATACTTAAGTCTTCGTACTTTCTAAATATGGCAGTATCTGACCGCTTCACAGTAGGGGTAGCTCCACCTGAAGTATCTATTCGCAAGAATAAAACATCAGGATTCGGAGCAGCACCTAGATAAGTACGCAACTTCTCACGGATCTCTTTCAGCCGTGGGAGTGCGCCTGCCTGGACTCGAATATCAGTCAACCGATTGTGAACCTCGATTTCATACATCTTTTGGAGCGCTACAGCATCTGCCGTAGAGAGCTTACCCAGATCTGTTTGAAATACAGTTCCCTCAGGTTGTCCTACATCAGACTTCCATTTTGAAGGAAGAGATGTGATCCAATAATCAACAACTGCTTCATCAAAGCGACCATATAACCCTTGTAATACGGTTATTAGATCAGAATAAATTTCATCTCGAGATAGATTTATATCTACCTCTGGAAAAGATCTATCCTTCTTATCAGAAGTAAGGAGAGGCGCTTGTGCGTGGGTTTCTGTCTTGTTACTCATTTCAGATCTCTCGTGTTGATAGGTAAAAGTTGTGTTAGTGGGTTATTAAGGTAACTACGTCGGATGAAGTTAGAACTTTTTTCAACGTATCACTATATAGTGCAGGATCTGTCCCGCCTTTAATTGTGGCCTCAATGCGTAAATGCACATTACTATCAATCAAAGTGGAAAAGGCAGTACCTCCCGATTCGAGATCGACTTGTTTTAATAAAGGGATATCTACGAATGCAACCCGTTTTTCAAATGGACGATCAACGTACATAACTTTGCCGTTGGTCTTGACCATCGCACTCCAAGCATTCCGAACATATGCCTTCATCGTAGCCATACCGGTCCCAACTAAGTTGGGTCCGACATAGATAGATGGATC